GAGATTACATAGTTTCCGTCTTTTAGGTGATCGGGGGCGTTCTCAAAGCTTTCATCGATGGTCCTGCCCATCGCTGCGGTGTCTTTTAGCTTTAGGGCTCGGCTGAACGAGCGCGCCACCTGTGGGCTCATAGTGGGATCGCCGCCCTGTGCGACTGTTTGTAAATATCGATTAACGTCGGTAGCTACTTCGCCGCCCACGTAGTCAGATATCTCGCCAAAGTCGAACGCCGTTCCTTCGTTTGCCTCAACAAGGGTTGCGAAGTTTGCCTTCTCTGCGTCGGTCAGCTCTGGTTTGAGAGCCAAGGCGGTGCCCAGATTGAGATTCTCTGCGTATTGAACCCTGTCTGCGTATCGATCGGTGATCCTGGCTTTTGACGACCTTTCGTTCGCCTGGGCTAGTGTATTAGCTGCCTCAGCCATGGTTTTTTTGTATGTCGGATTATTTGGGTCTGTAAGTGCATCGAGCTCTTTTTGCTTGAACCCAAGCATTTCTAATCGATATTCATCAGCGGCTGCTTTTTCAGCTTGCTGACCCGCGAGTTGTTCACTCCTGAATTCTGCAGTTAACCTGTTTTGTTCGGCTGTGTTTTCTAGCTGTTGCTGCCTGAATGCAGCCGTGGCTTCATCGCGTTGTTGCTGGGCAGCTAATTGATCACGTCGAAACTCTTGGTCCGCTCGTTGTTGTTGGACTCGATTTACCAGCCCAAAGCCTGAAGTGAAACCCTCTGCAAACCCTCGTGTATTAGTATGCCCCGCCATAAATCACCCCTAATCAAATAGTTTCGTTATGAGGTAAGCCGCGCCCAAACCAATTGCGATCGGAGCTGCAATAGTTCCAATAGTTGCGAGGGTGCTGGGCGTTGCCGCTGCCGTTGCCGTACCCTGTGCAGCCGCTCCAGCTTTTGCCGCTGCGGCAGTTTGGGCAGCAGTAGCAGTGGCGCCTTCCGCAACGTTTGCGGCTAGGAACTGCTTGGTTGCTTCTGCACCAGCTTGCTTGCCTATTTCTTGTGCCGCGACGCGAGCTCCTATGGCTTTGTTCATGCCATACATCGCACCAAAGCCAGCGCCGGTGCCCATGGTCTGCATGTCCTGGGCTTTTCCTGCTGCCTCGAGTGCTTCTATGTTTCGGATCTCTTTGGCTTCCATATCAGCCGCTGCACCGAAACCCGCCATTGCTCTCTTTCGAGCACCAATCCCTGCACCTATCAGACTTGTCATGAGCCCATGTTCCTCGCACGCCGTGTTAGTTGCGCAAGACCACCGGTGAGCAGAGCTTGTCTTCTGTCCTGGTCACGCAAATAAGTGTCGTTTATGCCGCCCACAAGCGCCGAGATGGTCGCGTTAGACGAACCTATGTCACTGTCCCCGTACAAACCGAAACGCCCCATAGCGCGATTCTGTTGGTCCTGAACGTTCATTGCTGAGCTCAGTACAGAGCCTCGAGTTCTATCGAGGTCCGCATCGATCATTGTGGTGCCGGTGGGGGTGATCATGTTTGCCAATTGATCTTCGATAGGCGCAAACCTATTCAGATAGTCTTGTGTCTGAGCTCTGATCAGATCAGCAAAAAGCTGGTCCCCAGGCGCATCTCTTCGATCGAGGTTGTTGTACCTGTTCGGGTTAATGTTCCGGTATGGGTTGTAATTGCTGTAGGCGCCGTAGGTTGGCGAAAAGTCAACGGACCCTGCGTCAGCTATTGGCGCGGACCCAAAAAAGTTTTCAACCGCCATGCGGTTATCTGCGCTTAACGCCTGTAAAAAATTATCGTACTCAGCCATACATGGATCCCCCGGATGAAGATCCTGGTGGTCTAGATGAATATGGATTCAACCCATAACCAGCAGCCATACCCGCCGCCGTACCAAATAAATTCTGTAAGCTAGAAGACGCACCAAAGTCTCTTTGTGCTTGTGCCATTGATCGGTCGAGGCTTCTTTGTGCCACATCGATCTGCCCGGACATGGCGTCCGTTGCGAGTCCCTGACCCATTGCCACAACGTTAGATAAACCTTGTAGCCCTCGATCAGTTTGTGTGATGCCGGCGTCTGCACCAGATAAGCCCATGCCTCGAGCCTTTGCTTGCGCCAGGGCGCCTGTCTCTCCCTGAAACGCACCAGAGCTTGGATCAATGCCGCGCTGAACAGCACCTTTAACCAAGTCGGCTTGCGCCGGCTCATAGATTGCCGCCGTTCCCTGTACCGCCCTGGTCATTGGAGCTTGATAAGCATCTGACTGCAGTGACCGCTGAGTATCAGCAATCATCATGTTCTCGAGAGGCACAAAAACTTCGCCGTACCGTCTGAGAGAGACAGCGGCTTGTTGCGCCAAAGCTAGCCTTGATTCGGCTTCTTTAGGATCTTTCGGGTCGCCTCCGCCCATCTGCATCACCTGTTAAGTTTTTGTTTAAAACAGCCCACCTGAATTCGTATCCGAAACTTTTTCCTAGTTCCCAGAGACGCTCATGTGGCGTTAAAAACTCGATTTGCTTATGCCCTGTTTCTCGAGCGAGCGCTTCGAGTTCATCGGCGTAGGTGATTGCGCTTCCTTCAACTGGATCGTAAGCCAGCCAGATCAGCATTTTCTGTGCGTTTTGAAATGGGATCGGCACAGACTGAACCACCGTAAAACCGTTTGGCGTCCGTGCAAAATCCATAAGGAGTTGAGACTTTCCATTCAACAAAGATGCATACACATCTTCGAGTCTCCAATCGTGTGAGTAGCTCTTACGCAACTCAATGATACCTGGCTTGATCGTTTCCCAATGATCCCTGACATCTTGAAATTCGAGAGCCATATCTATTTTTCAATTCTATCGAAAAAGACTTGATTTTTCATGTTTTTTTATGTCGGCGCGCCCGGAAAATTTACCTCGCTAATACTGGTCACATCTTCATGATCCGCCGGTAAATCTCTCAACAATTGCCGATACGCTGACCATTCATTTTTCTTTGAATCTGATAATGGCGAGTCGGTCATCTGCGTCCAATCACTATCTCGTAAAAGCTCATTCCGTATTTGCCTAAGCTCAAGCGCTGCAAACGACACTTTTTCTGCAAAGGTCGCAGCGGGTTTATCCACAACGACACCGTCAACAACGTGTTGCATATCATCGTTCGCAGTCCCTTCGATGATTGATTCATTGTCGCCGCACTGGATATCAAACATGTCATCAGGGCAGCTTCCAGTTCGAAGTATCTTTCCTTCATTGTTGTAAATGACAAATTGTTTCATTTCTTAGTCTCAAGGGTTCGCAAATAAGCATTGCTCACGAGAAGGTTGCTACTCCCCAGAGCTCCCGGCGCAACTTGCAACGTATATGTATACGTCCCTGCGGGAGGAGTTTCGGAAAAAAGAAACGACTGAATTGCGCCATTGGTCCCTGGAATATAAAAATTTCCAGAGTTAAAAACTTGCGTAGATCCTCGAAAGATAGCAAAAAAAGCCAACCTACCAGAGCTGCCAGTTTGACTACGCGCTCTAAACCCTACCGCGATTTCTACCGGAGCCCCCGTAGCAACATGCGTTATGGTTTGCACGGTTTGAAAACCTCCGCCTTGCGTGAGAGATTGATCCGCTACCGTAATATTGCTTACCGGGATAGTGACCGCTTGGTCTTGAATCTTCAGTGTCGAGACCGCCAAGTTCTTGATCTTCCCCTCTTCAATCGTGGCATTAGCTATCTTGGCGTTTGTGACGGCTAAGTCAGCAATTTGCAACACCGAAACACCCTGATCGTTTACGGTGGATGTCAGGGTGGCGCCATCTATATTGAGGAGAGAAGTACTGACTTTTCCTGCGGTCAACTTATCCGCGCTTAGGCTAGAGATCTTTGCATTATCAATCGCGGCATCGCCTATCTTTGCGTTGACGATCGAACCGTTACGGATAAACGCATCGGTCATATACACGCCAGCAGGGACGCTTACGCCATTTATTGTTGTCGCACTCGATTGGACGATAAAGGGCACGTTAGCGTTGTGGTTACCGGCGCCGTTGGTCAGCGTAGTCCCGGGGTCCATAATCGCGAATCGATCTGCGTTCACGATGAACTCGGAGACAATAGTGCCGTTTACATTTGTGCTTGCTAAACCAAACCCGGATACCGCACCGTTGTTGTCAATCTTGACGGTGTACTGCCCCTGCAAGCTTGTGATGTTCCCGGCATTTGATGCCGTAGCTGAATAAGCTTGTTCTACCGTAACAGCATCGCCACTGCCCGTATCGTTCACATCATTCAAACGCGCAGCCAAGCCATTTACTGTGCTCGCCGCTGCGGTTGCAGAACCGGCTGCGTCCGTAGCTGATGTCGCTGCATTGCTTGCGGAAGTACTCGCCTCTCCAGCTTTTGTTGAAGCCGTGTTGGCGTGTCCGCTTGCAGTTGAAGCTGACTGACCCGCTGCAGTTTCAGATGCAGAAGCATTCGATGCTGATGTAGATGCAGCACTGGCTGAATTAGCAGCGTTGGTCTCTGATGTACTCGCTGCGGTCTGACTTGCAGACGCAGCACTTGCGGATGTGCCGGCGTTGGTTGCTGAGGTAGAAGCATTGGATGCACTCGTATTCGCAGCAGTCGCAGAGTTACCAGCCGCCGTTGCGCTATTCGCCGCGTTGGTTGCACTAGTCGAAGCTGATGAGGCTGATCCAGCCGCATTAGTTTCGCTGGTGGCAGCATTTGTTTCCGCCGACTCGGCGTTAGACTGAGCAGTCTGAGCTGCGGTTTTTGCAGTGTCGGCTGCAGTGGCTGAAGCACCGGCGGCGGTCTCGCTGGCGGATGCATTGCTAGCACTAGTCGATGCTGCACTTGCCGAACTAGCTGCATTGGTCTCGGCTGTTTCAGCAGCAACCCTAGAAGTTTCGCTAGCAGTTGCTGAGGTTCCTGCATTAGTGGCGGATGTGGCAGCGTTGCTCTCACTTGTTGAAGCAGCGCTAGCTGAGTTGCCGGCAGCAGTGGCGCTATTAGCCGCATTAGTTGCGGACGTAGCTGCATTGCTGGCATGTCCCGCCGCACTGGTGCTACTTGATGCAGAGTTGGTTTCAGCAGTTTCCGCGTTTGACTGAGCGGTTTCTGCTGCAAGTTTTGCGGTGTTACTGGCTGTAGCTGCGGTCTGTGCATCGGTAGCGAACGTACTTGCGCTGCTCGCGCTGTTTGCTGCAGCCGTAGCTGAAGTACCAGCAGCGTTCTCGCTTGATGCTGCGTTACTGGCAGATGTTGCAGCGTTAGATGCGGAGCCAGCCGCTGAAGTAGAACTACTAGCACTGTTTGTTTCTGCAGTCTCTGCGGCAGATTGCGCCGTTTCCGCTGCCGTTTTAGCCGTTTCACTGGCAGTCGCAGATGTTTGTGCGTTGGTCGCAAACGTACTCGCGTTTGATTCGCTTGTTGATGCCGCGGCGGCTGAATTTCCCGCTGCAGTGGCGCTATTAGCCGCGGCGGTTGCGCTCAATGTTGCAGAAGAGGCGGATCCAGCAGCTCCGGTAGCAGAAGTTGACGCCGCTGTTTGCGCAGTCTCGGCTCCAGCTTGAGCTGTTTCGGCACTAGTTTTCGCCGTAACGGCTTCATCCCTGGCGGTTTCCGCATTTGTTTGTGCCAGGAGCGCAGCAGTTTTTGCAGTGATCGCGTCGTTCTTCGCGCCTATAGCGGCTGTTCTCGCAGCTATGGCTCCTGTCTCCGCACCAAGCGCTGCAGCCTGGGCGGCGATCGCAGCAGTTTCACTGGCGGCTGCGTTTGCTGCGCTTGTCGCCGCTGCCGTTGTTGTGCCGAATGTTGTAACAAGATTTGCTATATCAGTTGTGTGACCAGTGATGGTCGTACTCAAAGCATTGGCTAGCTGGCTAGACGTGATTGCTCCGGTTAACGTAGTCAACAAGAAATCAACGTCCGGGGCAGTTTGTCCCTGGGTACCGGTTGAACTGTTGAACGGGCCTGTGATGCCGTTCTGGTTGATGGCGCGCACCCAGTAATAAAAGTTTGCGCCTGGGCCCACTGCGTCAGAGTAAACACCGGTAAACCCAGACACCTGGGCTATCAGCGTAGCACTCGAGATTGAATCGCTAGTGTGTCTAAAAATCTCAAAGCCGACATGACCAACGTATCGCTGAATCTGCCAAGCCAGGATAATGTTTTGAAACGCACCACTAGCCGTCAGGTTTGTTGGGGCAGGGGGGATGATTAGATTTGGTATCTCTTCGGATACCACTACC